GGTGCGGCCGGCCCCGTTTCTTACAGGAGGCGAGACGACGTGCCATCCAACTGGCTGTACATCGACAGCAACTTCCCCACGTTCACCGGGGATGAGAACCTGAAAGAGCAGGTCACCACAATCCAAAACTACATGTATATGCTGGTGGAGCAGCTGCGGTACACCCTGCACAACCTGGATCTCTCCAACATGAACGAGGCGGCGGTGGACGACTGGGAGAACGCCATCACCGAGCCCATCTACATCCATCTGGAGGACAGCGACGAACGGATTACCCAGCTTGCCATCACGGCGGCGGGGCTGTCTGCCCGGATGGAGGACGCGGAGGGGAACATCACCACCCTGCAGGCCACAGCCACGGGACTGGCCGCGCAGATCACAGACGCCGAGGGAGACATCGCGGCCCTGCAGGTGACGGCCGACGGCCTTTCCAGCACGGTTGCCAACCAGGCGGGGCAGATCAGCAGCCTGCAGCAGACGGTGGGCAGCTTCTCCCTTTCTGTGAGCAATGGGGAGAGCAGCTCCACCATCTACCTGTCCGCAAACGGGGCCGTGATCGACTCCGCCCGGGTGACGTTCACCGGAATGGTCCTCTTCGCGGATCTGGAGACCTCCGGCGCCACCACCATCAACGGCGACAACATCACCACGGGGACCATCTTCGCGGACATCATCCACCTGGGCGGACAGATGGACGTGTACCGGACGGCCAGCGGGTTCTCCCTGGGCGGTTATATCGGATACATGTCCGGCATGACGGCTTCGGGGAGTTCCACGGCGGGCATCGCCATTGCCAGCAGCAACGAGGCGGCGGTGGTGATCTGCACCACCAACGGCGCCCGGATGGGATATGACGGCGTCTCCACGGTGGTGTGCACCAGTACGCAGGTGTCCATCACCGGGGACACGGTATTCATCAACGGGGAGCCGGCCGCAACATCCGACGCGCGATTGAAGACGGAGAAGCAGTACGATGTGGAGAAATACCTGGGCGTCTTTGACCGGCTGAAGCCCTGCACTTTCGTCTATGAGGGGCACAAGCGCCGCCACCTGGGCCTGATTGCCCAGGAGGTGCAGGAGGCCCTGGCGGACGAGGGTATCCCGGAGAGCGACTTCGCGGCCCTGTGCACAGAGCCGCCCGGCGAGGAACGGCCGGACGGCCTCTATACCCTGCGCTATGGAGAGATTCAGATTATGGCGATTGCCAAAATCCAGCAGATGGCGGAGGAGATAGCAGAACTGAAAGAACAAGTGGCGGCCCTGTCGGCCGGGAAGGAGTAAGACATGAAAATAACGCTGATGGAGGCCGTCATGGCCAACCTGGCGGCGGAGGAGGTCGGGCGGCAGGCCGTCCCCTACTCCCTGGCTCTGGCCCTGATGAAGGTCAAACAGGCCACGGCGGCGGAAGCGGAGACCTTCGCGGCGGAGGAGCGGAAGCTGGTGGAGAAGTTCGCAGCCAAGGACGAGGACGGAAACATCCGCGTGGCCCAGGGGCGATTCACCTTCCGCGCCCCCGGAGAGCGGGGAGAATACGAGGAGCAGCACCGACAGCTTGCCGAGACGCCGGCAGAGATCCGTTTTACGAAGCTGCGGGCGCCGGCGCCGGACACGATCTCCGTAAAATCACTGGAGGTCCTATCCCGATTCATCGACTTCCGAGGAGGTGACAGAAAGTGAGACTGCCGCAGGTATCCTATGCCGACGGGATCAAGACCGCCAAACAGGACGAGTTCGCCGGCCTGAACCACAACCTGGGCGCCAAGGACGGGGAGCTGTGGGATATGCGAAACCTGTGCAGCGACTACTCTCCCCTGCTGGCGACCAGGTCGCGGCGGATGCTGTACAAGACGCTGCAGGACCCCGGCGGTCTGTTCTGCTGGGACAAGCTGTGCTGGGTGGACGGGACCACGTTCTACTATGATGGCGTGGCCAAGGGGACCGTGACAGCCGGCCGGAAGACCTTCACCGCCCTGGGAGCCTACATCGTGATCTTCCCGGACAAGGCATACTACAACACGGCGGCGGACGAGTTCGGCAATCTGGAGGCCACCTGGACCGGTGCCTCCCTCACCTTCACCAACGGGAAACTGTATGAAGAGGACGCGGAGGCCAACTGCATCCAGGCGGAGGGCGTCAACTGGGAGGACTACTTCAAGGCTGGGGACGCCGTGACCATCGCGGGATGCACGAAGCACACAGAGAACAACAAAACCCCGGTGATCCGGGAGATCGACGGGGACAAGCTGTACTTCTACGAATACATCTTCACCCTGGATGGCGAGGACGGTGTGACGCCCTACACCGAAACCGGGGAGCTTTCGGTCTCCCGGACAGTGCCGGACCTGCTGTTCGTCTGCGAGAACGAGAACCGCCTGTGGGGCTGCGACAAGACCACCATTTACGCCTCCAAGCTGGGGGACATCTTCAACTGGAATGTGTACGAGGGACTGGCGACGGACAGCTATTCCGTAGACACCGGCAGCGCCGGCAGCTTCACGGCATGTATCTCCTTTCTGGGGTATCCCATCTTCTTCAAGGAGGACCACATCTACAAGGTGTACGGCTCCATCCCAACCAATTTTGAAGTGATGGGCAGCGCTACCCTGGGCGTGGCGGCCGGCAGCGACCGGAGCCTGGCGATTGCCGGAGAGATTCTGTTCTACCACTCCCGGGCGGGGATCATGGCCTACTCCGGGGGCATCCCCCAGCCGGTGGGGGCGGCGTTTGGAGTGGAGCGGTTCGAGGACGCCGTGGGCGGGTCCGATGGGCTCAAATACTACGTCTCCATGGCCGGGAAGGACGGCGCCTATCTCCTGTATGTCTACGACACCCAGCGGGGGGCGTGGCACATCGAGGACGCCACCCAGTCCACACACTTTGCCCGCTGCGCCGGAAATCTCTATCTGCTGGACGAGGGCGGGAACATTTGGATCACCGGGAACATCCAGAATCCGCCGGAAGAGGCAACAATGGAGGATGCCTTTGACTGGATGGCGGAGTTTGCCGACTGGTGCGAGGACAGTCCAAACAAGAAGGGCGTCTCCAAGCTCCTGCTGCGGCTGGAGGTGGACGAGGGCGCGGAAGTGCAGCTCTTCATCATGTTCGATTCGACGGGCGAATGGATCGCGGTAAACGGGACGCTGGAGGGCGGTGTGAAACGAAGCTACACCCTCCCCATCGTGCCGCGGCGCGGGGACCATTACCGGATCAAACTGGAAGGGCACGGCGGCTGCCGGGTATATTCTCTGGCACGGGAGTATTACGACGGGAGCAGCCTGAAATCTCTACCGGGAAGACAGTGAGGAGGAAAGATCATGCCGAATTTCACCTATGACGGATTTCTGACAGCGGCCAGCAACGCCGGCCTGCTGGGGGAGTTCTCTCAGGCGGACCTGGACACGGCCAGAAAATACCCGGAGTTCGGATACTCCATCCTGGGGCTGAAACAGGACATCCACAAGGCGACCACGCCGGAGGCAAAGCTGCTGGCCAACGAGGCGGCCAACCAGCTCCGGTCCAGCTACGGCGGGTACACCGGCGGAAAATACGGTGCGGACTACATCTCGGACGGGAAGATCCCGAACCAGATCGACAGCGTGCTGGACAAGATCAACGGCTTCGGGAGCTTCACCTTTGACCAGGAGCGCCCCAGCTATGAGAACCAGTACGCGGAACAGCAGCAGGCGCTGCTGGACGCCATCATCAACCGGCCGGACTTCTCCTGGAGCAAGGAGGATGACCCCCAGTGGAGCAGCTACAAGAAGTCCTATTTGCGGGAGGGAGACCGGGCCACCGCAAACGCACTGGGCCAGGCGGCAGCGGCCAGCGGAGGACGGCCCTCCACGGCGGCTCTCACGGCGGCCACCCAGGCCGGGGACTACTACGCGACCCAGCTGAACGACATCATCCCTACGCTGTACCAGCAGGCATACGACCGCTACCTGAACGAGTACAACATGAGCCTGCAGGATCTGAATGCGGTCAACACGCAGGAGCAGCTGGACTATGCCAAGTACCTGGACCAGCTGGGACAGTTCAACACGGACCGGAACTTTGCCTTCAACCAGTATCTCTCCGACTTCGATATTCTGCAGAACCAACTGGCCTCCCTCCAGGGGCAGGACAGCGTGGATTACAACCGCTGGATGGACAAGGTGGGGCTGTACGAGCAAAAGCAGGCGGAGGAAACGGACCTGGCCCGGGCCCAGGTGGATGCCATTCTGGCCGCCGGCGGAAGCCCCAGCGCGGATCTGGTGGGCGCCTCCGGATACGGGAGCGAGTATGTCCAGGCCCTGGAGGAAGCCTACCGGCGGCAGGCTGCCCAGCAGGTCAGAAGCGGAAGCTCCGGCGGGGGCAGGAACAGCGGCGGAGGCGGGGCCCAGGATTATAACGGACTATTTGCCGCGGCTATGGAGTCCGGACATCCAAAGAGCTACATTGCAAACAACTACAAGAAATTCGGCTTCACATCCAATTCCGGACTTTACGATGATTATACGGAGTGGGAAATTGCCCAGGAGGAGGCGGAAAGCGGCGGCGTGACTGTCTCCCAATCTAATCTACCGGACTACGAGACGATCCTGAATAATTCCAGCGCCGGCGCATACGGCCCCGCTTACGGGATGGTACTGAGAAATGTACAGAATATGGCACGAAACAGCACAGAAGAGGAGATCACCGGCTATCTCCTGAACCAGTTGGAGGCCGGAAACATCAACGAGGAAGGGATCGACACGATCCTCCAGGCTTTGAATCTTGCGGGGTGATGATATGCCATCTAATCTTGAAAAGCTGCGGGAGCGGGTCTACGGATCCGCAAACCCGACAAAGGAACAGGTACAGGTGGTGCGGAACCGGGCATCCACGCTAAGCTCAGCCGCGCCGTCGTGGGCACAGCCAAAGGGCCGGGTGGCCTCCCCTTCCCTGCCCACTGCCTCCGGCACAAAAGGGACGCAGACCGATGAAAGCCGGGCGGACGCCATCCGGGAGGCACTGGTCCGCCTGGACGCCATCGAGCAGACTCGCGCTGCCGCTCCCAGGCTCACGGCGGAGGGCCTGGAGCGGGAAGCACTGGAGGAAATCGGGCGGGAATTCGGCCTGGACAGCCAGCAGACCCGGACCGCGTACACAGCGAGAAAGGCGCTGGAAGAGGATCTGGACCGAATCACGAACCCCCGCCGGAAGGCTGGGCGGGCGGAAAACGGCGGGAAGATCGAGGGGGCGTATTCTTTCGGAAAGTCCGTGGAAGGCGCGGTGGTCAAGGGTCTGGAGCAGGTGGCGCGGTTTGGCGGAGACACCTTCGCGCTGGCTGAGGATATCGCGCTTGCGCCCTTTGAACTGCTGAGCGGAAATGACCTGGGCACCTTTTCCGACAAGGGACTTCTCAACAGATGGGCGGCGGACATCCGGAAGGAGCAGGAG